TAATTAATTTAAAAAAAAGAGATAGATTAAAGTTCGTCTAAAAACTATAGATGTGTACGGCTGCAAAACCGAATCCCGAAAACGGAGTGTAAAAACTCCGTTTTTTTTATTACATTTGTAATAATGGCAAGAGACCCTGAATTGCACCAGAGATTTGTAGATAAAGTAAGTACTTACTTTAACAATCTCGACTGCATTAGAGAGTTTGGCGTTAAAAAAAATACCACGGCTTGGTGTATAGCTAAAACAGCCGACACCTTTCTCCTCAAGCCTAGAACGGTAGAAGATTATATTTATAAAGCAGCGTAGCTGTTTATATTTCACATTTTAAAATCACTAAATTATGAGTAATTGCATTATTTGTACAACAAAATTAAAGTTTATGAATACGCCTACATTTGGTTCTGGCAGGCTTAATGATGGAGGAATTGTGTGTAGTGGTTGCTATAAAAAAATTAACAACATTAACCCATCAATTGCTAGAAAATTAAAAAATCATTCATCTGCAGATATTAACGCTCTATTTCAAAAAAAAGAATCTGACACTGCTTTTAAAAACAAAAAATTAGAAGAAATCAAGATACATATAAAATCTTTGGGGCTTACTAACTTGTCTTCGTTTTTTAGTAGGAAAGAAATTAATGAGCTTCCAGATATCATAGCAGAAAACGAGCGTATCGATAATATTATACAAGGAATATATAACAACAGTCATGGTATATTAGTTTCAACCAATAGACGACTTGTATTTATAGACAAAGGGATGCTATATGGACTAAAAGTTGAAGATTTTCCACTTTCAAAAATAACGTCTATCCAGTATGAAACTGGGCTATTACTTGCAAAAGTTAAAATTTATACTTCTAGCAATACAGCTATTATTGATAATGTAGATAAAGATGCTGCTCGTAATTTTGCAGAGTTTGTAAGAAATAAATTGTCTGAGAGCGAAACCCAACCTACAGCCACAACCGTAGCTGCTCCAAACGTATTAGAGCAAATAGAAAAATTGGGTACATTAAAAGACAAAGGCCTTCTTTCGCAAGAGGAATTTAACGAGCAAAAAATCAAACTTTTAGAAAAATTATAAGGCTACTCCCCAACTTAATTAATTCCCGCCCTTTGTGGCGGGTTTTTTATTCTACATCTACATCGACAGTACTGTCTTGGTCAACTGGAACAATCTTAGCGTCTATCACATCCACATCATTAACCAACACGTGCTCACTTTCTACCATTGCGCCCTGATCTAATAAAATACATTCGTAACGCTGTAGGTATAAAAGGTTAGCTGTACCAGTTTCAACTGGAGTAAAACCAATACGTCGCATCTCTTCAAAATTAACTCCACTGGTACCGTGAAAAAAGGAGTTGATTTTTGAGAGTAATTTTAAGAAATCTAAAGCCTTGGTTTGTTTTTTACTACCACGAGCTGTATCTGCAAATGTTTCAAAAAAGTAATATACATCTACCTGTAGATGCACGCGTTGCTCTTTTAAACTTATATCTTCCATTGCATTGCTACGGTAGCTAAAAAATACTGCAGGAGATTTAAAAGGATGTTCCTCTGCTAAAAAGCTTACCTGCTCTGCCCATAGATCTACATGTTTAATCTCTGGAAGATTATCGGTTATTATTTTCTCATGTTCTAGGTATAATTGTTCTAGGTTTTGCATTTTAAAGGTGTTTATTCGTTAATTTAATAGTTTGATCTATATATCCTTTTTCTAATCGTTGCATATAAAAGTCACTATGTCCCATATATTGCCGTTGGGGTATTTTTATTAAATGGGGCTTTGTTTTCTTTACTTTACGCCCTTTAGCTTTTAAACTTTGGGCTGTTGTTTTATTAATAAATACAGCTTTACCTGGACCAATAACAATATAATAAGTGCCACCAGGATGATTAATAATTCCTCCCTCATTATGAATACTGGAGTAGGCTGCATAATTGCGAACATTTACCCAATTATTACCGGTAGTATAATCGAAAGCTCCTTTTAAAAATCCGGTTACATGTAATGTGCTTCCATTTGCACTACTATTTTTTCTATCTTCCCAACTCTCAAGGCCACTTTTGTCGATCCATCCCTTTTGCTCAAATCTGTCCTGGAAGAAATTAGTTGCGCTTATTCCGGCTATTTCTGGCAGGTGATGCAATAGATCTTCCATCCCTTTGCCAAGGGCTTTAAAATCTGGAAACTCGACACGTCTAGTTTTTGGCATCTTTTTTGTATATTTGTATTAAGATAAAGAGCTGTACGGATACAGGCATCGGATTAACCTCCGCTAAGGGCCACCGAAGTATGGTTCTTTATTTTTTTGCATATAATAGAAATCCTACTCTTTCACTCGCTGCGTTTTTCATTTCAACTTCGTAAGATGTTTTAACATTAAAATCTTTATCGGTGTTTACTACTCTAATTTTATCTTTAAAATAGGTGATGAATCGGTAAGATTTAAATGTTTTAGATCCTTTCTTTTCCTTATAATTAAGTACATATATTTCATGTGCTCCATTGAGCATTTTAGGGATATTGTGTACCCAAGTCCAACGACTATTTTTATTATCTTTTACAATATGATCAAACTGTTTTTTACTAAGCTTTGTAACGTAGGTTTTCGCTCCTATTTTCGATTTCATCGTTATTTCTCCCTTTACAGCTTTGCTCTCAAACCACTTAGTAGCAGCTTCAATACTATCTAATTTCTTCAAAGGAATTAACAGGTTTTTTCCTCTAGCATAGATCTCTTGTGCAGATCTTAACCCGTAATCTTTTACACCTTGCAACTCCCGAGTTGTATTACTGCTTAGGTTTTTAATATATGGATGATCATTACTAAAAATAAGTTGTTGCTTACCAGCATTAAACTGAAATGGCTTGGGAACCTTTGGGATACCTTTTAGCTTTTCATCTGGAGTAATTGGTGTTCCTTTGGCAACTTGCCTAACCGTACATCTGCAAGCCCAATCTATTGGAGGGTAATATTTGTTCCAAAAAGCATCGTCAACGGGTCGGGTAATGCGATTTAGTCTTTTATGATCTTTTCGCACTTTACTATCTCCTGCAGTATTGTATTGCAAATCGAAAAGGTCTTTTTGGCTTTCAAACTTTGACCATTTACCAGCAGCTTGAGCAGTAAGCAATGCATTATTATATTCTGTTTTTAAATATCGAATATTATACTCACTGTGCAGTTTTTCTACTTCAGTTTTAAAAGTATTAAAAGGTCTTGTTTTTCCTTTTTCATCTACCAATAAGGCGCTAATTTCTGCATACTCGGTAAATATTTTTGAAGCCGAAAACACAAATAAATTACTTTGTAAATTGGCAAAGAAACCATCTTCAAATCCTGCAGAGGCTTTTGTTTCCTCCTTATTTTTAACAGCTTCAAACAAATGGGTTGCGGTTTTGTTTACCAAGTCCCAATGTATTTTAGGAGCCGAATCTGTATAATATATGTCGCGTGCCCAGGAGAGCATGGTATTTTTTAAAGGATCTGCACCTGCAGTAATTACTTCTGGTGTAGTTGGGTATAAATTTATTACTTCAGCTCTATGATCCGCGCTTAGTTTAGTCTTTTTTTTTTCACCCTCTGGCTCTTGGGGTGCTTGAGGTTCTGTACGTCCAATAATGGGAATGGCTGTTTTTTCTGAAATATATTCAGGATCCACTACATAACCAGAGTTAGTAATGGAGTTTACCAGATTCATTAATTCTTGTGGGCTCAACTCTTTAGTATCATCCCACTCAAAACGATGATCTTTTAATTTACTATATACCGGAGATATTAATTCTAAACGACACAGGAGCTCATCGTTGATCAAGAACTCTATAAAAGTCTTATCGTCTATATGGCGATCGTCGGCAACCTCTTTTAATATTTGCAATGATCCAAAAGTCCCTTTGGTATCTTTTGAGTCTGTGGTACCATCTTGGCCAAGTACACCCTTTGACATTTCAGAGTTCATTCGTGCCATTAGCTTGTCAAAAGTGTTATAAGCATCAACACCTTGCATATTCATCATTTCTAGCTTTTCACCTCCCTGTAGCACAGCCCAGTGATTGCTAATCATATTTTGAAGCATATCTGCCAACTCCTGGTGTCGGGTATCGTTATGACTATCTGTAGTTATAGTTCTTGGAGGAATGCTATATCTTTCTACAAATTCCAGCCAAGCTGCTTTGGCAAACTTTTTAGTTAATGGATCTGGGGCAATTTTCGCCAATTTACCTAAATCTCCATCCTCCCCAATTTGAATATAATAAGGAAATAGGTTTCCTTCTTTATATGGATAACCTTTTTCGTCCCCCACTTCTTTTAAAATAAGCCCAGATTTATAATTTACATTCTCTCGAGGGACTAAACCTACGTGCATTAGTTCCATCTCTTCATTTAGATCCCAAAGCTCCAAAACGGTAGTTCCCATAAATCGCGACCACATCGACTCTTTTAAAAAGTTGTAAAACCATTTCTTTTTAAACAAAATATTGAGATCTTTATCTTCTTTACCATTAGCATCAACGATTTTGAACTTAGAACCTAATATTTTTAAAATTCTACTCTCCAGTATCGATTGCAGGTGGCCGTCTATTAAAATACTTTCATAGACTTGTAATAAAGGTAATCTGTTAGAGCCCTCTTGAAGTCCAGCTAGCGTTAAGGCATCTTTCCAAGTTTTAATGGATTGAACACTTAAGCTTTTACTACGAGGTAATATTATATTAGAAGGTCTGTTCTTGCTATATTTTTTTCCTACTTTACTGTTTTGTGCCATTTAGGTGGGTTTAAAGGGTATTTAAAATCTATTTAAAAGAGGTAATCATCATTTCCGATATTTCCCCAAAGCAATTCTTTGCGAGTGTCTATTTTTGGAAGATTTGGAACTTCAATACCGTTACGAACATCCTCGAGCCATTTATCGGCTAGTTTCTTTTCGTCTTTATAATCACTCGGTATTTTTCTTGGTGCGTTACGCCGTACCATATAATAGCAAACTAGTGCTGTTAAATGTTTTACTACCTCAGGATCACGATCAGGGTCTACAGCTGCAAAAACAGCATCCACATCGTAGCGTTGTCGAAGCTTTGTTTTTACTCTGGCTATTTGTTGCCCTTCTATTTGCTCGAGAGCAGCTTCATCTTCTACGTCATCGTCATCTACAAAGGTCTCGAACATGTGAGCGACTAAATCTTCTCTTTTAAGAAATACAAAGTTTAATGCCATTAGTATAAGTGTTTGCGTTTAATTCTTCCGGTGCTTATGGTACCGGTTCTGTTTGAATAAATATAAGTGGACAATTTCTCGATACATTGTTGATCTGCATCTGGAGAATCGTCCTTTGTTTTGTAATTTGGCTCTAATGCGTATAATTGAGCTAATCCTAACTGAGTATCGTTATGGCTCTTTAATTTTTCATTATACCACATTCTATTATTTTGGTAATAGGGCTGCATCGTAAGCATCCGATCGTATTTTTTACCCTTCGGAATTACAATCTTTATGATATTTAATTTAATGCCAAATTCATCCTCTACCTCTTGGATAGTTCGCTCCACTTCATCGTTCCAGAACTGAGCCTCAAACTGCCAATGTACAATCACACCATCGGGTAGGTTAATTTGAAAGTCGCACATAAACTCGACAGCTGCTCTCATTTTACATTGCTTTAAAAAGGTAGTTACTTTAAAGAATTCTTTACTCTTTAAGCCCCAAACTGGTACTGCATTAAAATCTGCAGTAGGAGTTCCTGCGTAAGCAACATCCCAATGTCCTACTAATGCTTCAAAATGATCTATTCTTGGAAGTTTGCAATACTGAGTTTCTTCCGGCATAAATATTTTCCCTTGCGGGTTAGAAATATGGCAATACTCAGCATCTGCAGCTAAGGTTCCCATTTTCTTACGTTTCTTTTTAAAGTAATCCTTTTTGTATTTCTGAAACCAAGTAGGTAATAAGGTTACCGTGTTGTAAGCCAACACTTCGTGGACTTTCCAATCTTTATGGCGAGCAGCTAGTTTCTTTAAAAACATTATTGGAGCAAACCAGTTATTACTAAATAAAAGGCGTTCGTAAAGTCCATCAAATACTGGTAACAGTTCCTGCTCTACCCACTCCACAATCTCATCCTGGATACGTTCGTTTTTTATTGTTTTACGTGTTTCTAAATCATCTCCGCCTATTAGAGTAGGTCTTAGATGACCAACTCTCAAACCTCTACAGCTTTGTCCCAAACCTAAAGCATGGCCAATAAAACCGCCCTTGGTAATAAAGAATCCATCTTCCCAGGATCCGATGCGTTTTTGTTCTCCAAAATCATTAATAATTCGAGGATTGTCTTGAAACTCCAAGCGGATATCCTCCAACAGCTGCTGTGCTCTTTTTTCGTTTTGACCTATTAAAACGAAGTAGGTTTCACCTTCGTTTAACCACAACCAAAAAGGTATAATTATATTATTCCAAACAGACTTGGCCTGTCCACGACCCCATTTTGCAAAGCCTATAAATTTAGGATCCCGTTTTACCATATTAGCCCATTTAATATGAAAATCGTTACACTCGCTAGTAGCATAATGAGGGAAGTAATATTCTACACAAAATTTAACATCTTTTTTTGCACGAGCAATACGAGCTCTCTTTTCGGTTTTAGTTTCATTAATATTAATGGTACCTCCAGAGGCTCGAATAAGTTTTATCTTTTCGAGGATCCTTTCCTGTGCTTTTTTGTCTTCAGCTTTCATTAAATTTTTGTAATGTCTCCTGGTTTAATGATGCGATTCTGTTTTATATGAGTAACCTCTTTTTTACTAAAATCGTAGAACATATTGGTCACTACTTTTACGCGATATATTTCTTTACGATCGTTGGCGAGTTTCTTTTCACGTACTATTTGACCCAGCTTATAGCCACAGCCTTTTTCTAATAAGTAGGCTCCTATTTGTAATTGCCAGTCTTTTATGCTGCCCATATTCCAGAGCAGGGACATTATTATTTTTATCATTTGTATTTAAGAGCTATAGTATTAGTATGATTTTCAAAAAAGTCTAATATATCTGGATGTACTTTTTTATCCATTTCGTCTAGCATAGCAGCTAGTATTTCCTCAGCAACATTGATGTACACATTGTAAGGTATGCGATGCTCCTTAGTGAAACTTTGAGTGTATTTATTGAGTTTTGCAATAAGATCACCTAATCTCATTTCTTCTTTAGAGATTCGCTCCTTTTCCTCCAGATCATCACCAGGATCTTCTTGAGATAAAATCAAAAGTTTTTCAGCATAGACATTACCCAATTTGTTGGCGGTTTCCTCGGCTGTTTTTATAGAACCTAATAACGCATTACGTCTATCTTTCCAATGGTATTTATCTACCCACGATCCAATGGTTTTCTCGTTTACATTTAGGAGTTTTGAAATTTCTTTAGCTGTTTTACGCTCTTTAATATAAAGAGGCTCTGCGAGTTGTCTCTCTCTGTCTTTTGCCATAGGTAGTAATGTGTAGTACAAAAGTGGTATTTAATTACCATGTTCTTAAAAGTAATATCCAAGGTCGTGGATACAATCACGGTTGCTCGTGGTCTGAGACCCGTATCTACGATATCCCATTTTTAAAGCTTCCAATTTCACTACACTTTTGTCCTAGCAATTAGTTGAACCAATACAGGTAATTTGAAAAATAGACGTATAAAATTATACTTAGCAGCAGCAATCATTTTTGCAAGTAGTATGACTGCTACTAGCATTCAAGAGTTGGCAGAAAACCATCCATTTGCTATTACTGCTAAGGTAAAAGAGAAAACGGCCTATATCCGTATTACGGGGACCATTTGGAGATGGAATAACAACGCCGAGTGGTTTCGACAAAAAATTGAAGAATACAATGCTCAGGGAGTTACTAAACTACACATTTATATTAATTCCCCTGGAGGATCTGTGTTTGAAGCTAATGAGATCTGCAATGAAATAAAAACATTTAAAGGAAAAGTTACAGGAGAAGGCGGTGCTATGGTAGCAAGTGCAGCAACTGTAATTGCTTTAGAGTGTGATACTTTCGAGATGCCAAGTAATGGTCAATGGATGTATCATAAACCTATGATGATTGTACAGGGTAATGAAGATAGAATTGAAAGTGAATTAGTTGGTTTAAAAAACCTTACAAAACAATACAAAAAAGGCTATGCTGCTAAAACCACATTAACCGAAGCTAAAATTGAAAAGAAATGGGCAAAAGGAGATGTTTGGTTAAGTGCTGAGAAAGCTTTAAAAGAAGGCTGGATTACTGGAATCAAAAAAGAGCCTGTTAAAATATCTACCAAAGCTGTGGCACTTTTCGCAGCTTGTGGCTGTCCTACAGAATACAAGGCAGAAAAAGAAAAAAATCAAAAACCAAAATCTAAAAATATGAACGAATTAGAGGCATTAGCCCTTAAATTAGGATTGCCACAAAATTCTACTCAAGAAGTTGTGGACGCAAAATTAGAAGAAATCCAAGCATCTGCAGCAAAAGCTGAAGGACTTGAAAAATATGCAAAAGACAAGGAAGATGCAGATCAAGAAAAAGCTGTTAAAGCTTTATTAGATGGTGCCGTAAAAGACAAAAAACTGAATGCCAAGCAAGCTGAAGGTATGAAGGGATGGGCAGAGAGTGACTTTGCTGGTTGTGAGGCTCATATTAAAGGATTAGATCCTGCTGGGAAACCTAAAGTAAGAGGTGCAGCAGATGGAGAAGCAGCTGCAACATTAGCAGATAAGAAATTTGAAGCTTTGACTGATGCTGAAAAAGACCAATTGGCCGAGGAAGATCCTGAGGCATTCTCAGCAAAGTATGAAGAGTACTTAAATACTGAAGACAAGTAAACCAAAACCCCCTATAAAATTACATATTATGAAAAACATATTTAAAATCATTCCATTATTGTTTATCCTACTTATTGTAGGCGTTGCCTCTGCTTTTAGTGGCGGAAACTCTGAAACTGTAAAAGTAGTAAACGATTTTGCACCCCAAGCTGTAGTTACAACGATGGCAGTTGGTGTAGTAGATGCAGATTTACTAAATACCCTTAACGAGAAATTTATAATTAAGAAGTTTCGTCACGTAGGTACCTGGATACAGGAAATCACCTCCAAGAATAATTGGGTAAATAACGACAGTATTAAAATACCTAAACGTAAAGGCGATAATGCCCCAACGGTTTTAATTAATAATGCAGTATATCCTATTGCCACAAGTGGTAGGTCTGACGAGCACGTTGTGGTCTCTCTTAATAAGTACGATACTGAGAATAGAGAAGTAACTCGCGATGAGTTGTACGCTATTGCTTATGATAAAGAAGGAGATGTAAATTTAGAATTAAAGGAAGAGCTTGAAGAGCAAACCACTGATCATGCATTGCATTCTATTTCACCTCAAGCAGATGCTGCAGATACTCCAGTAATGGAAACTACAGGAGAACTTGATGGCGCTAGAAGACGATTAACCAAGGCAGATGTAATTCTATATAAAGGAAAGTTAGATAAACTAAAAGTGCCTTTAAAAGGAAGAATAATGGTTTTATCTCCAGATCACGCAAATGATCTATTGTTAGAAGATTCTGTATTCGAAAAAGGATACCATAACAGAGTAAGTGGAGCGATTAGTATTAACTACTACAGCTTTAAAATCTATGAGGAAGTATATACTCCTACCTATGATCAAGTAGCAAAAACAAAATTAGCTTTTGGATCTGTTGCTCCTGGAAGAGTCTCCAGTATTGTATTCCATAAAAAATCTACTGTAAAAGCTACCGGAACTGTTGAGCGTTTTGCAAGAGACAAAAAGACGGATCCAGAAAACAGAAAATCTGTAGTAGGATACCAATTATACTTTGGGTGTTTTGCAATTAAAGATGCAGGCCAAGGGGCTATTATTTCTGGAGCATAATAAAAACTTAAAAAAGGCAGGCTAACTTATTGCAAGTAGCCTGCTCCCTTAGGGGGGAAATCTCAAACAAATGGTAACAAGTAGTGATTGTTTAGTAAAATGGGGAAGCCCAAAAACCTTTAACGAGGGAACGTTTATGAAACTTTGGGATGTCCCAGAAAACATAAATAAAGCGATATCTGCACTACCAAATAAAATATACTGCAACGAGGAGTTAATTAAACCACTCGAGCAGGCGTTCTTAAATATTATTGATCGCTGCCTTACCGAAGAGGTTAAAACTTGGGACGGTTGCTTTAACATCCGGATGACCAGAGGTAGAAATTTCTGGTCCACTCATAGTTGGGCAATTTCGATAGACATTAATGCAGCTTGGAACGGATTAGGAAAAAACCCTCAAATGAGTCCAGAACTAGTAGCCTGTTTTACAGATGCCGGATTTGATTGGGGAGGAAACTGGAAGCGTAAAGACGGAATGCACTTTCAATTAAAAGAAATATGAGACTACTCATTTACATAGCGATTGTTGGCTTAGGATTAAGCTTAAGTGGGTGCGGTTCTGCCAAGCCCACTTTAACAACAAACACTACAGAAACGGTAACAGATAGTACCGTTACTACCATTCGCGTTGTAACTAGAGATACTATAATTACAGTCCCTCAAGATTCTGTAATTGTCTCGGTTCCCTTAGTTGATCTTACTGAGGACCCAATAGTAAAAGAGTCTACCTCTGGTACTGTAAAGGCCAAAGTTAGAATTGTAAATAAGATCATAGAAGTTGAATGTCTCGTAGATGCTTTGGAGTTGAAAATAAAGCTCCAGGACAAAGAAATTGAAAGGCTTCGAGAAATTAATACCCAAAAGAAAGTGGTACAAGTAACAACAGTACCCGTAAAGTATGTGCCTTGGTACATTAAAATATTTGCTTGGTTTGGTCTTGCTTCTGCAATACTAGGAATTATCAAGTTAGTAATAAAGTATATAAAACCCTTTTAAATACCCTTTAAAATGAAAACATTCACTAGAGTACAATTATTAGTAATGGCTGCAGCTGTATTTGCTGCTCATAAAGTTTCAAGCTTATTTGCAACTAGCGATGGGCAATTTTTTATTCACGAAGATCGTGCAAAATTACATGCTCGAGGCAATAACCCTTCATTACGCATATTTGAAATAGATGCTGAGGAAGTTCCTGCAGAAAAAGCAGCCTCAACAACTCCACCTGCAGCTAAGCCAAAAGGTAAAGTTGTAAAACTTCCAACGAGCAAAATTTTAAAGCTATCTGTAAAGAAAATTAAACCTGCTTTAAAGGAGATTGAAACTGCAGAGGCAATCGGACTTTTAATTAAAGAGGAAACCGACACTCAAAACAGAACTGGAGTTATTGCAGCTTTAGAAGCTCGATTGGATGAAATTAATGCAGTTCCTGAGACCCCAGAAACACCTGAGACTCCAGAATCTTATAATAACTAAAAAACCCCTTAATTATGGCACAAGAATTTGAAGGTGTAAAAATCATAAAATCCAACGGGAACCAAAACCGTCAAGGATTTAATTACGATTCGCATATGGCGATGGTAATTTATAGCCCTGCATTTCCTGCAGGATTAAATGCCGGTGATGTGGTCGAGGCTTTTGTTATTGAAGATATTGAAGCGGTCGGAATCGACGCTGCATTTGATGCTAACAATACCATTTTAGCTCATTATCATGCAGAGGAGTATTTTAAGTATGCACCAGAAGGAAAACTGTTTTTAATCTTAACAGATCAACAAACTGCAGCAGCTTATTTTGGCTTGGCAGGAGTTGATGAAGTTTTTAAGACCATTAGCTCTGCAAAACGTATTGGCTGGGTATATAACGGCGAACCTGTAGCATTAGACTTTGCAGCAGAATTGGCAGCAGCGCAAGCATTTATTGCTGCAATGGCAACAGATCATTATTTAATAGATGGTATCTATTTAGAAGGAAGAGCTATTGGAGCAGCGGGTGTAGATTTACGCCTGCTAAATGCGCCTAATTGTCACGCAGTAATTGCACAAGATCCTGCAATAGCAGTTATCGATGCTGCCTATGGAAACTATGCAGCTGTAGGTTCTGTATTAGGAATGAGAGCAGTACGTAATCCTAACGAACATTTAGGGTCTACAGATATTATTAAAAAGCCAGATTATGCTAAAGGAGACAAAGTATATCCTTTAACAAACCCGGCAGTTGGACGTTGGCTAACAGCAGCACTTAGTGATGGGACAACCTACGCTAGTTTATCTGCAGGAGCAAAAGATCAATTGACCGATAGAGGATATATCTATGCGGGGGATTATTCTAACTTCCCAGGAATATTCTTTAACGGCGAACCTACTTGTGTAGATATTGCAAGTGATTATGCCTGGGGAGAAAATAATAATATTTGGAACAAAGCAGCTCGAGCAATTAGATTGGCATTATTACCAAAAGTAAAAAGCCAAGTTAAAGTAGATCCTGCAACAGGGTTTATTCGTAACACGAGTGCAAAATACTTAGAAGGTATTGCACGTAAACCTGTAGTAGCTATGATTACTGCAGAAGAGATTAGTGGAGCTGAAGTTACCATCCCTACCAATCAAGCACCAAACGATCAAAACCCTTTAAAGGTTTACGGATCCCTTACCCGAAATGGTATTGTACACTTATTTGAATTTACACTTGGATTAAAATAAAAACTCATGGCAAAAGTAGAAAGCTTAGTTAATAAATTTGGAAAAATGGCGGGTTGGAACTCCGTTACTGTAAACCTTTTTGGCAGAGACCTTGAGGCAATCCAAGAAATAGGTTATGATGATAATGTAGAAGTAGAACATATCTACGGTGCAGGACAAATGCCTATTGGGTATGGTGACGGTAATTATAAAGCTAACTGTAAGTTGGTTGTAAACACGGAAGAGCTCATTAACATTTTAGACGCGATCCCTGAAGGGAAACGTATTAGTGATTCTGTCCCAACAGATGTAACCGTGCAATATGAATATCAAGATCGAATCGTGACCGATACTTGTAGAAACTTTAGAATTACTGGATTAGGAAAAGAAGTAAAGCAGGGTGACAAAGTAGTTGGCCAAGCTTTAGAATGTTTCCTTACACATATAGACTGGAACGTTAAATAATAGTTATGGCTGAAGAAACTCCCATTGGTTACGCTAGCGACGAACAAATTGATGCTTGGAAAAACCAAACCAAACAGCGTAAAATAGCTGAAGTATATACTATAGATGATGATGGAAATGATCACGTCTGTTATCTTAAAAAACCAACCTTAGACAACTTGCAAATGTTAGCAGATTATGCTAAAAAAAGCAAGGAGATGAAGGGACTACAGCTATTGTTTAATACACTTTGGCTTGGAGGTTCTGAAGAGGTAAAGACGGATTCAGAAATGTATCTGAGCGCCATGACAAAATGTGAGGAAATATTTAAACCACAGGAGGCGAAGCTAAAAAAGCGATAGCCGGAACAAAACTATCACCGGCAGATAATCAAGATTTTTACCCAAAGGCAAATGCGCTGATTCGTAATGCCTTTGGAATTAGAAACCCTGAAAAATTAGAAATCGAAGAATATGCTCAATTATATAATGAGGCAATTTATTTAAAACAACGAGATGCTAAGATTTTAGGAGAGATATTAAACAAACTATTCAGTAAAGATGGCTAAACACGAGACAAATTGGTTATTAAATCTCGTCGATAATATAACGAAGCCGTTACAGAAGCCTGCAAAATCCGTAAAAACTCTGGAGGGTGCAGTGTCTAAAGTAACGGCTTCGCTAGATTCTATGGATGAGGCTACTCGTACTATGGCCAAAAATTCGTTAAAAAGCTATAAAGATCTTACCAAAGAAATTAAAAAAGAAGAGCGCGAGCTTGATAATTTAGAGAAACGATTAAAAGCTGCAGGTAAAGCTGTAGATCCTCTTTTAAAGGCTGAGATAGATTTTGAAATTTCAGGTGCTCAAACCAAACTACGTCGTTATAAAGAGCAGTTGGTAGAAGTTGGCCACGAGCTAGACGAAATTGCCAAGAAACCAGATACCGAAAAAATGAAAGCCAATTGGGGGGCAGCTGTTGTAGTTGCTAACCAAACCATGGAGTTGGTACAAAAAGCTGTTGATGGGCTTTCATTTACCGAAGATATTGAAGATCTAAGAGCGAATATCCAGCGAATGTCGGATGCTTCTGGTAAAGAACTCGATAACCTAACAGCTAAAGCTTTTCGTTTAGGAAAAGTATTTAAAGAGTCTCCAGACGAAATTGCCAAAGCTGCTAATGCCATGACAAAATTGGTAGGTGGTTCTTATGATGAAAACCTTGCATTAATTGAAGCAGGTTTCCAAAAGGGAGCAAATATTAATGGCGACTTTATAGACCAGTTAAAGGAATATCAACCCTTTATTAAGCAATTGGGTCTTAGTCAAAGCGAAGCAATTGCATTGATGACTCAAGCAGGCAAGGATGGAATATTTAGTGATAAAGCTTTTGACTCTATAAAAGAAGCCGATCTCTCACTTAGAGAGATGGGAAAAACTCAGGTTGATGCCTTGAGAGGAATTGGGATGGAAGCTTCAGATCTAGCAGGGAAAACCACTTTTGAAGCCGTTCAGATGATTAGTAAGTCTATGGAAGGAGCTTCTGTGCAGGCCAAGCAATTAATTTTAGCAGATATTTTTAAGGGAGCAGGAGAAGATGCCGGACTTGGGTGGATTGAGGGCTTAGATAGTGTAGACTTAGACATTAATAATATACCAAGCATCCAAGCAGCAGGAAGTGGCATTAGAGGTTGGTTAGCAGATATGCAAACGAGCTTCAGCAATACTTTTGGCACGATTGGCGCTTCGGTTTCTGCATTAGCTCCAGTTGTTACAGCTGTAGCCGGAATGATCCCTTTAATACAAACTTTAAGTAAAGTTACTTGGGTACAAAATATTGCAACCAAAGCTGCAGCAGCAAGACAATGGTTATTAAATGTGGCAATGACAGACAACCCAATAGGGTTTATAATTGCGGGTATCGCTGCTTTAGTAGCGGGTATCGTTTGGGCTTGGAATAATTTTGAGGGTTTCCGTAAGATTATTCTAGGAGTTTGGGAGACGATGAAAATGTTTGGTACCGTAATTAAAGAATTTGTGATCGAGCGAATCAAATCTGTGATCTCTGGACTTAGTGGAATGGGAAAAGCTTTGATGCACTTTTTTAAAGGAGAATGGAGTCAAGCTTGGGAAGCAGGAAAACAGGCCGTTGTAGATTTATCTGGAGTAGAAGCTGGCAAGAATGCTATTAATAAAGTAAAAGACGGCATTGCAGATGCTTATAAAGATGGAGCACAAAAGGGAGTAGATTCCTTTGCTGCTGACCAGGACAAAAAAGAGGAAAAGAAATCTAGTTACGGAATTGTTGACAGAGGCTTGAGCAACCCCCCACTTTTAGATGGAGACAGCTCGTTAACTGAAGGAGGAAGCAAAAGCGGATCTAAAGGATCCTCTACAGGATCTAGTGGAGGCAATATTATTACAATGACTCTTGAGGTGATTAACAATTTTAATGTTAAAAATGGAACGGATATCATGCAGCGAAAAGAAGAAATTATTGATATGGTAGTAACAGGAATTAACAGTAGGGTAAAAGACGGCTTTATAGCAGCGACAGCATAATGGCAGAAATAGACGAACTTTTCTTACAAGCCTTTGGTCTTAAAGTAGACAAAGCTGTCGTGGTGGAAACTGGCGACGGAAAACCCAATGATCCTAATTTGGATTATGGCAATATTGAGGTAGTAGATGAAGACGAAGCTGTAGAATTAAGTTTTTTAGGTACTCCAGTAATTTTCCCTATCACATTTGCTTCAGGAAAATATAAAAAGTACAATAATGATGGAGAGGTAGAATTAGAAAGAAAAGAGGCTTTTAGATTGCCTAGTAGTTGTATCGTAGATTTTTCGAGAGATAAGATTATAGGAAAAACTAAAATTAATAATAGCAATGGAACGGTTAAAGAGACCTTTGGTTTTGATGATTGGAGGATAACCATTAGAGGTTTTTGTGTTTGGGATGATGGCCAGAAGCAAGATTTTAAAACAGCTCAACAACAGGAAGAGGAACTATTAGCTTGGGATGAACTGGTTGATAGTATTGACGTTGTTTGTAAGCTGTTTTCAATTAGAAAAATAGACAGTATCGTAATAGAAAAAATACCGATTAATGCCTTGAGAGGAAAGCCAAAAATACGGCCGTTTGTAATTCAAGCAGTAAGTGACACTTCTTTACATTTAATATATTGATTATGGTTTATGCAATGATAGCACATATAATATTCCCAGATAGCGAAACCAGAAAGAAGGTAGAGATTCGTAAGGTAACTCGTGTGCGTATTGAAAGCGGTTGGGAAATGTTAACCAGTACTGCAGAAATTGTGATTGCTCGTAATGTTAAGTTCTTTGATAAATTAAAAGTAAAACAGGTATTTAAAAAAGGAGATCCTGTAGAGATCCATTTGGGCTATGATCAAACGTACATTAAAGAGTTTGTTGGGTATATAACAGAAGTAAGTGCTACTGCACCCATCACTATTAAATGTGAGGATGCTATGTATTTATTAAAGCGCCATCCTGTTAACGTTTCATTTAAAGAAACAAGTGTATCTGCATTATTAGATGCCATTCTTCCGGAAGGTTTTAAATACGATGCAATAGAAGCTGAGATTGGAACGGTACGTTATGCAAAAACAACGGTGTCTCAAGTACTTGAAAAATTAAAAGATGATTTTGGACTTTATAGTTATATAAAAGATTTTGACACATTGGTAGTCGGTAAAATATATCAGGACGATGATGGAGTAGCTCCTGTAAAATTTAACCTAAATAAAAATGTGGCTTCAGATAATCTGAATTACAAAAGCAAAGAAGATCTATTTATAAAAGTAAAGGCCGTTTCTACCTTAAAAAATGGAGATAAGTTGGAGGTAGAAGTTGGTGATGATAATGGAGTACAAAAGCAATTAAGTTATTACAATATCACTAGTAAAATCGAACTTAAAAAGTTGGCTCAGTTAGATTACGATAAGTTTAAAGTAGATGGGTTTGATGGAGATTTTGATGCCTTTGGAATCCCTAGCGTAAAGCACGGTTTAAGGGCAGATTTAGAAAGTCCACAGTACCCAGAGCGCGACGGAACCTATTGGATTAAAAAAGTATTAAAGATTTATGACGAAAGCCCAAAATACAGGCAAACCATCACATTAGATACCAAAGTATGAGTACGGCATTAGAAGAGTTTACGGAGTTAATGCGAAAATCTGCTAAAAAGCAGGTGCCCATCCAAACGGAGTGGTGTATTGTTAAGGAAGTGGATTGGGACAAAAAAACGATGGTAGCTGAGAGCGTGATCAACGAGCTCGAGTACTTTGATATTTTGTTAGGATTAGGAGCTATTTATAAAAAACCTAAAGTAGATACTAAGGTTTTAATAGGGATTATTGCCAATACAAATGCTTGTTTTTTGATCTCGTGCGAAGCTTTTGAGGAGATGATCATGGTAAGTGAAAAAAGCACTTTTGTAATAAAAGAGGAAGGGTTTATTGTGCAGCAGGACAATGAAAATTTAGGGAAGATAATAAGTGATTATCATACAGAATTTGGAAAGCTATGTGATGAAGTAAATAAAATATTAGTTAGTGTTGGAACTACGCCAAACATACCGGTTATAGAAGCTATAAAATTAAAAGTAACGGAAGAAATTGACAGCCGTTTGAAACAAGTTTTAAAAGAGAATTAAAATGCCTTTAAATAAAGCACAATTAGAAGCACAATTAGTACAGATACTAAGTAATCCACAAACTGAGAATAATGTTCAGGCTGTGGCAGCTGCTATTGCAACGGCAGTAGATGTATATGTAAAAGGTGGATTAGTAATAGGAACCTGCCCTAATGGCGGGGGCCCTTTAACAGCTGGACAAGTAACATAATGGCAAAAGATTTATTATTAGATGAAAACAATGACCTCCTTTTTATAAATGGAGAGTTAGTTATTGGAGAAAGTGAAATGCAGGATGTGGCATTAATAATTGGCAGTAACCCTGGAGACTGGAAAGAACATCCATTAGTTGGAATGGGAATGCCAAAGTATGTAAATCAGAAAACAGCAACCGATGTTATAGAGGCTCAGTTAAGAAGACAATTAGCATTTGATGGGAAAGATTATAACAAAATTAAAAACAAAATTAAGCTTAACGGAAAGTTAACTCAATGAGAATAATATCACAACAAAACCAATCCTTCATAGACACTCAAATAATGGGAGTAGGAACTCTTATTACCTTATTTGAAAGTGCTCTGGAGAGTGGAGTATCTATCACAGATATTCCAGAACCTGGTACCGAGGTGTTGTTAGTAGATATTGATGCAAAAGAGAAGTTTAATTTACCCTTGCCAGTGTTGGTAATACCAAAACAAAAAAAGGTAAGGGCTTTAAACAACCAAAACTATCAAGATTTAAGCATTCAAGAATTGGGAGGCCTAGAACACTTATTTGAATTAGCCTTAATAAATGGAGTTTCTATTACTGGAGCTCCAGTTCTAGGTGATGCGTATTGCTTACCAGAAATCGCAATATCTGAATTGGTAACCTATTTAGATGCCAAAGGAATTAAACTCGCCACAGGAACCCCACCTTTCGGAGAATATTTATTTGAAACAGGACTATTTGAAAACGGATTATTTGCATAATTATGGATCAAAATGAAATTAGAGATTATAACGGACAACAGTTTAGCGTAGCTGAAGGCGCAGCACTTGTAAAAGAATTGAACGATCGTACCAAGAGTGACCAAACTGGGTATAATAATATTGATGAGTTGGCTACTAAGGTAAAAGCTTTAAAACCAACAAACACCCCAAACACAGGTACAACAATAAACACTACCAATCCATTTGGCGATTGGGCAACAACAGATGCTAATGGTGACGAATTAGCTAATAACGCCACATCTTATGCTCTAGGAGCAATTATAGTTGATTTATTTTGCGAAACAAGGTTAATAAACGCAGCGAGTGAGCCAACGGTTACAGGTGCAACAAAAATAAAAGGAAGTGATTTTGTAGCAGATACCAATATGTATATGGTTACTTGGAATAATGGAGTTAGAAACGAATACCATTTACAAGAGATATGAGTTTGATAAAGATGTTAAACAGGAGGCGGGTTTTGATTAATCAAAATCAGTTAGGATTTATTTCTTATAAGAAATTTAACGGAAACGCAATTGATAGTATCAATAGCCAATATGACGGAGTAGAGACTAATGTTACTTATGGAGTTGGAGTAAGTGGACAATGTGCTGTTTTTACAGGCGATGGGTCGGTATCAGTTGCTGCTGATTCTGGATTAGAATTAACTGAAGGCACTATATCCTGTTTAATCAAAGCATCGTCTTCTGGAGGTTATTATAGAGGTATTATCATTCTAGTAAGCTCTTATAATATCTATTTAAAATATGGCGTATTTGGCACTTATTCATGGGCTGCTCCTTTTGGTTGGAATCCTACATCACATAATTTAAATGATGGTAATTGGCATTCAGTAGGAATGACATTTAAAAGTGGCGTTACAAATGCTACGATTTTATATTTGGATGGAATACCAGTTTTAACAACAACTTGGAGTACTACTGTTAATAGCTCCTTATTACAAACAGGCAAAGGAACCGATGCTCAAAAAATAAACGCAAGTATTGAAGGGCAGGGAATATGGAATAGAATCCTAACAGCTGATGAAATGCTCGCAAACCATATTATACAAATTAATGGCGGAGATTTAATTTAAAACATATAACAATGAAATTCACAAGCAAAAACCAAAATTACCACAGCCCACAAGCAAACAGAGGTGTATTTTTAAATCCTTATGTAAAGACAGTTTCAACAGAAATTGACACTGAAAACGAAAGGTTAACAGTCAATTTTGCGCTTCAATATGAAGAAAATGGAGTAACACAAACATTAGATCGTGTAGCTGTTAGTTTCAATAAATTAGGTCAAGAAACTAAAATCGAAGATGAAAACGGAAATCTTATAGAGATATTAGCATTTTTAACCGCAGGTGGAACGTATGATGCTACTAAGGTTATAGAATGGGGAACACCATCATTTACCAATGTGCAAGGGTATTTTGACTTAGCAAGCGTATGGAACGACTTACAATTTGCAGACACTCCATTTAAGCAGTTGGCTATTGACTGGGTTTTAAATTCCGTAAAAATTGAAGGACTTCTACTTAAAGAAAAATTTGAATTAGAAGTAGTGTAATGGGATTCATCTTAGCCATCATATCACGTATTATATTTCTGTTTTTAGGGGTTATAAACCCTATGGTAGTAGCTGTTAAATACAGAAAGAAGCGTGCCTTCTGGAAAGTGCAAAGTGAGTACTGGTTTACCGATGCTTTGGAACTTGATATTTATGGAAACTATGCCTACCGAGCCACTTGGAATTATTTATTTCAGAAAAACGGTTATTTATTTGGCAAAAAAAAAGAAACAATATCGAGTGCGCTTGGAAAAAACCAAAGAGATGCTACCCTTACCAATGTAGGTAAGATAATGTGTTGGATTTTAGACACTTTAGATAATGAACATTGTAAAAAAAGTATTAATTAAAGTTACCTGATTACTCGGGCAATAAATATGGAAACACCCACTATTAACGAAATACAGACACAGATTTTAGCCCAAGCAGCTGCCTCTGCAGATTTACCGGCAACCGAGGTTTTAACCCAAGATGAGCAGGCAAATATTGCTAACTTAACCAGTACGAGTAAGGTGTCTATATTTAGATTAATCATCTATATAGTGGCTGTAATAACTTGGAGTGTTTATAAATTATGGGAAACCCTATCGTTAGATCTAGATGAACGTTTGGCAGTCTCCAGACCCTTTACAAAAGGATGGTATGCGGTTACGGCGCTTAATTACCAACACGGTCATACATTGCCCGAGACAGGAATTTACGATAATACAGGCCTTACAATTGCTCAAATAAACGATGCCAAAATAATAGATAAAGCTGCAATAGTTGAAACCATTATTAATGGCCACGGGATACTACGTATTAAAGTTGCCAAGCAAATAGACCAGGGCGATCTTGAAAAATTAAGCCCAACCGAAATTGCAGGCTTTCAGGAATATATGAATAATATGGGTGCAGCTGGAGTAAGTGTAGAAGCTTCGAGCAAAAATGCAGACAATTTAAAGGTAGATTTTAAAATCTATTTTGATGCAACCATCTTAGATAATCAAGGTAAAAGATTGGATGGCACTAACGACACTCCCGTGCAATCTGCAATAGATGACTATTTAAAAGTAAAAAACAGCGATGATTTTAATGGCGAATTATCCATTACAAAATTAACAGATCAAGTACAAGCTGTAGTGGGTGTAACAGATGTTTTTTTACAACAAGCTTGGAGCGCTATTAATAGCTTTGATTACACACAAAATAACAATAACACGGGTATTATAGATGAATTTAGACAGCCCGATAGTGGCTATTTTAAACTAGATACAGTCAACTCAATTTTTACATTTATCCCCAGATGATAAACAATAACATATATATAGTATCGTATTCAGAATTTAAACGGCAATTGCTTCCGACATTGTTGCGTAAGCCTAAATTAATGGCTTGGATTCAGGCATTAATAACGCCGTTAGTTACTTTGTACGATCGTTTTTATTTGTTTAAAAATCAAGCAATTTATAAAACCGAACACAATGCTTCGGTTACATTATTAGAAAAAGCGTTGAACGATTCTTTTGATAATGCAACCAGAGCTATCTATATAAATAACGCATTGGTTTTGGACAGCGAGCATTACTATGATGATGTAAATGGGGAACCATTATATTTTTATGATGACCCAAATGGTGCGCCTCAGTACTTTTTAGATTCATCGGCTTATAATGTTTACGGAAGTGATTTTACGGTTTTTCTACCCGCTGCTATCCGTCCCATTATTACTGAAGACGAAGAAAGATTATTAACAAAAATTAGAGCATTGCTCGATTATTATAAATTATTTGGAACTAAATATACATTGGTATGGTTGAATTAATTATAGAGGAATCAGGATTCCCGAAAGACAGGCCCACTTTAAAGCTATTTCAAGACTCTTTTAAAAGCCCGATAGATGGTGTTTTTAAACATTTTGCAGGAAATAGGATTCTTGCAGGATTTGAAGAAACCGATAATGGTGACGGAACACTTACAATTAGTGAAGGCTTATTGTTGTTTAGAGGAAAAGTATATACTTTTTCTGAATTTACAGGAGCAGCTGTACCACCTTTCTTATACTTCTATGCTAATACGGGTCAGTTTTCATTTAATGTTGGCACCGAAGCGGTTCCTGTATATGAAAATAGGGACGCTTATATCACTAGAACTGCCACCGACACATCTGGAGGAGCAGGATATATAGGTAAGTTATTTACAAATCAGTTATTAAAAGAACGTCGATTTTTAGAATATTACAAATCTGGAACCACTGTTTTAGGAAACATTATACAGCGAACAGATCAGCCTATTTATGATGTTATGTTTGATGAGATCCCAACATCAGATTACCTAGTTATTGGTAATTTTAGACCCGTAGATCCTGCTGAAAGTTTTACAGCAGCTTTTAGTTGGGAAACAAAAAACAAGAGTAACGTTGGTTTCGATTTGGTGTTTAATCAAGTAAGAGCCGAAACACCTGCCAATATCCCAGTATTTTTTGACTGGACATTAATAGCCACCACACGATTTTAAATAAAAGAACTATGTCATATTACAGAGCACGAACACAAGTACAATTACCTTATTTATTATTCGATTGTATCGCAGATACCGATGAAGATCTTCAAGATTGGCTAGATGCTAATAATGCGGGAGCTCCAGACCCATTAGTAATAGAAATTAGTGATTTGGTTAATGAGCTACCGAGCTATGAGTTTGGTATTTGCCACTCCAAAGTTTTTAATAACGCTATTATTGCTAGAGATCAAGTAGATATTGATGCTCAGCAATTAGTATCTGAAGCGGCAACGGAGATTAAAAAAAATGATGAAGTAGAAGAAAAAATAGCTCTCAATACTTTCAATTATGATAGTAAAGAATTTCCTTTAGGAATTTCATTTAGGTCTATCTATGAGGCTATATTTAACAGCCCCGCAGCTAACCACGACCTTACTACCACTACGGGTACATATACCTTACTTTCTGCAAATATAACCGCATTTAAAGATGCTTTCTATTTAAAATTATTAACCTTTAAAGTTGAATTTACAGCATGAGTTGGCTCTTAGAAAATTGGACAGTAATTGCGGGTCTTATGGGCTTTATTGGAACACCTATTGCTTGGTATGCTGGTCGAAGTAAAGAAAAAGCCAAGACTAAAATAGTCCAGGGCGATGCTGTACAGAATATGCAAAAAGCGTATGACACATTTGTGGCGGATGTTGTGGAGAGATACGAATATCTAAAAAAGGATATGAAGTATGTAAAATCGGAGCTTTCTCTCGTTAAAACCGAAAATGTTGAGCAACGTAAAGATCTCCGAAAATCCTATTTAGAGGTCAACAGGCTGCGAAAAGAGTTACGCTCTTATAAAGAAAAATATACGGCTCTCAAGGCTGCATTTGATAAACTAAAAATGGAGCGTGATGAATAAAGTGATATCCAATTTTTGGACGGCTGTAATTGCTTCAATAATATTAACAGTAACGGCCTTATTACTAGAAGGTAATTTACATCTTGGTAAGATATTAATTATGGAAGGGGCACTCTTTGGGGTGCGTGTAGGTGATCAAGTAGTGAAAGCCTATCAAGTAAGTAAAACCAATCCGGAGCGAATGAAGCTGTAACACTTTTTTGGGGGTAGTGTTTAAAAAACCCCCGGCTTCTTAAGTTCGTCTAAAAACTAAAAAAGAAAATGTACTGAATACATCACCGAGGGCAAAGCCTTTGGTGTAATCAGTACATTTTTTTAATTTTTAGACAGCACAAATATAATGAAAACCCCAACATCTTACTACGGAGGAAAGCAAAACCTTGTAACGACCATATTACCGTTAATACCAAAGCACACGACTTACGTTGAGCCATTTGTTGGCGGTGGCGCAATATTCTGGTCTAAGCCAAAGAGTGAAGTTGAGATTATAAATGATTATAACCGCGAACTGATCAACTTCTATGAATGCGTGCAAAATGAGTTTGTGGAGCTTGAGAAGATGGTAAGGATCTCTTTGCACTCTAGATCTATCCATAACGATGCAACGGTGATTTATAACAATCCTCACATGTTTACCAGACTAAAGCGGGCTTGGTCTATTTGGGTATTAGCTGCTCAAAGCTTCAGCTCGATGCTTGACGGTTCTTGGGGCTATGACAAAATAAAAGGGACCACCTCACAAAAGATAGCCAACAAAAGGAATGATTTTACCTTAGATCTATCTATTCGCCTCCAGAACGTACAGATTGAATGCACGGATGCCTTGAGAGTAATCAATGCTAGAGACCATAAGGATGCGTTCCATTATTGTGACCCGCCCTATTTTAATAGTGATTGTGGACACTATGATGGTTATAGCCGTGATGACTTTGAAAGCTTGTTAAAGACGCTCACTCGCGTTGAGGGTAAGTTTTTAATGAGCAGCTATCCAAGTGATATACTAGAGGAGTACACCAAAGCCAATGGATGGATGACTAAGAAGATAGAACAGAGTGTGAGCGTGGCCAACGGCACCGGTAAGCCTGGCAAAAAGAAGATAGAAGTGTTTACGGCCAACTACGACCTGAGCAACCCGCAGGATGATTTAAAGTTGTTTTAAATGGTATTTAATGATGTATATTCGCTGTGTTAAAAATACACATTTCGATTTGCGATTATACACATATTGATTTGCCGATTATAATAGTGATAACCCTTTTATAACAAGAAAAGGATTTTTTGAAAATTACGGCTATTATTTAGAAGGTACAAGTGGTCCTTATGGTGAAACGGAATATGCTATTAGAATTTTAAATAGCAATGCTAAAATTGGTATTACTAAAAAGAACTATGCTTTTTGGCAAAAAGA